ATGGCATTCGTACCTCTCAAAATCCCACCAGGCATCTACCGAAACGGTACTGAGTACCAGTCTTCGGGCCGTTGGTATGACGCAAACCTTGTTCGCTGGTTTGAGAATACCCTGCGCCCAATTGGCGGGTGGCGTAAGCGTTCCAGCAGTCAAATGACCGGCTCATGCCGTGGACTGCTTACTTGGCGGGACAACAGCGGGGATCGCTGGATTGCCGCAGGCACACATTCCAAGCTCTACGCCATGAACGAGGCGGGGACGCTGAAGGACATCACGCCATCAGGCTTCACTGCTGGCGCTGCCGATGCGGTCATCAAGACCGGCTATGGCTATTCCACTTACGGCAATTTTGCTTATGGCGTTGCTCGGCCAGACACTGGCACTGTGACACCGGCCACCACATGGTCCTTGGATACATGGGGCGAGTATCTGGTGGCCTGCTCAGACGCCGATGGCAAGCTGTACGAGTGGCAGTTGGGATTCTCAACGCCAACACTGGCGGCGGCCATCACCAATGCACCGACAGGCTGCGCGGCGGTGATGTCAACTGCCGAAAGGTTCATCTTTGCTTTGGGCGCGTCCAGCAACCCTCGGCTGGTGAAGTGGTGCGATCAGGAAAATAACACTGTCTGGACGGCTGCGGCCACCAATCAGGCTGGTGACTTTGAATTGCAGACGGTTGGCGCTTTGAAGGCTGGCAAGAAGGTGCGCGGCATCAACTTGCTATTCACTGACGTTGACGTGCACACCGCCAGCTATGTCGGCCTGCCCTATGTCTACGCCTTTGAGAAGGCTGGCTCTGGCTGCGGTCTGATCTCCTCGCAGGCTGTGGCCGCGATTGACACTGCCGCCATGTGGATGTCTAAATCAGGTTTCTGGATATTTGACGGATATGTCAAGCCATTGCCTTGCGATGTGTCGGACTATGTGTTCCAGAACATGAACTACAACCAAGCCTCCAAGGTTTATGCGGTTCACAATTCCAAGTATGGCGAAATCTGGTGGTTCTATCCATCAAGCGCCAGCAACGAGGTTGATTCCTACGTCACTTTCAACTACCGCGAGAATCACTGGAATATTGGCTCCATGGCTCGCACCGCTGGCACAGATCGGGGTGTCTATTTAAATCCTCTGATGGTGTCAACTGACGGCTATATCTATGAGCATGAGGTTGGCTTTGCCTATGACGGCGGGACTGTCTATGCCGAGTCTGGACCATTTGAGATTGGATCTGGTGACAACATCATGTCTGTGCGTCAGGTGATCCCTGATGAGCAGACATTGGGCGAGGTTGCCATCAGCTTCAAGACGCGAATGTATCCAACGTCAACAGAGACAACGCATGGGCCATATTCAGCTTCACAGCCGACAGATGCGCGGTTCTCTGGCCGTCAGGTGAAGATGATTGTGACTGGCGCACTGCTGGACGATTGGCGCGTTGGCGTCATGAGATTGGAAGCTGTGGCGGCGGGTAAGCGCTGATGGATGGAGATTTTGAGAGACTGCGCCACCATGTGGAGGCAGCCTTAGAATACTCTGGAGGAACACACAAAATAGAGGATATTGCTGAAGGGTTGAGTGCAGGCAGATTCCAGTTCTGGCCTGGCTTGAATTCAGCGGTGGTGACAGAGATCATTGTCTACCCGCGACTCAAGGACTTGCATTATTTCCTTGCTGGCGGCGACCTAGATGAACTCAAGATGATGCGACCTTTGATCGAGTCTTGGGGAAAGAGCATAGGTTGCACGCGAGTGTCTTTAGCTGGCCGTCCTGGCTGGCAAAAGACCTTCTTAAAAGATGAAGGATATGAGCCTAAGTGGTTCATTTTGAGCAAGGAACTTTGATCATGGCCTACGAAGATTTACCGAGTCAAGCATGGCGTAATCTGCCACCAGCACAGTTCAACACTGGTTTGCTTGGACAGGGTCAAGCGCCTGCGCCTACCAACTACTACCAGCAGATCATGCAAGAGATGGCTTCTCAGCCAATGTATGCGACTGTTGCGCCGCAAAGTGCTGGCGGCTATAAGACTGGCATATATGCGCCTCGCACCGTTGATGAGATGGTTGACGAGCTGAACGCCTTGAACGCTGCTGGTGGACGTGGTGGCGGCAGAAGCGCAGCAGAACAGCAGCGCATTGATCAATTCTTTGATGCCATGACGCCAGCAGAATTGGCAGAATTCCAGAAGAAGAATGCCGACTTCATCAATAAGTTACTGACGCCAATGCCTTTGCAGTTGGCTGACCTTGCCGCCAAGAAGATGGGTTATGCTGGTTTTTTAAGCACCACTCTTGGCGATGGTTTGCTTGGCGGCGAAAGGTCTGGTGTTGTCACTGTTGGCGAGTTATCGCCTGCCCCTGCTGACGGTGGCGATGGCGGCCTCATGAGTGCAGGCTTTGGCGCGCCAGGCGCAACATCAGGCAATGCCGGCGCATTGGGATTTGGACCATCAGGCATGGCATCAGGCTTGACATCTTCAATTGCACCAGGCGCAACAGCAGCCAGCCTTGGACTTCATGGCGCTGGTGGCGGCGGCGGTGGCGGTGGCGGTTCATCTAGCGGTGTTGCAAGTGGCAGTGGTGGCGGTGCAGCCGCCATGGGCACTGGCGCTGGTGGCATGGCAGCAGGCGCTGGCACTTCATCTGGTGGCGGTGGAGGCGGCGGTGGTGGCGGCGGTGGATGCTGTTTCATCATGCTGGAAGCTCGATATGGTGACGGCACGATGGATGCCGTGGTGCGCAGATACCGTGATGAGAAGATGACAGACAAGAATCGTCGTGGCTATTACAAGCTGGCCGAAGTCTTTGTCCCCTTGATGCGCGAATCTCGCATCTTCAAGTTCTTTGTGGCAAAGACATTTGCAGATCCATTGGTGTCCTACGGCAAGTATCACTATGGCGAAAACAAGCACGGCTGGTTATTCAAGCCAGTTGAGAAGTTCTGGATGAAGGTGTTCAACACCTTGGGAACTGATACAAAATTCATTCGTGAAAACGGCGAAACGGTTTAAGGGGAACGACATGTCAAAAGGCGGCGGCACACAAGTCACAAGCACAGAAATTGATCCACAGATCAAGGAAGAGTATTTCAAAAATCTAGAGCAGGCTCGCAGTGTTGCTGGCGCTTTGCCAGTACAGCAGTTTGCTGGATTCAATCCTCTGTATCAGCGTGGCGAAGAGGCTCTGACAAATATTGGTTTGACACCATTCAATCAGGCCAGCATTCAAGAGTTCATGAATCCTTATGAGCAGCAAGTCATCCAAGGCACATTGGGCGACATTGAGCAATCACGCCAGATGGCTGCAATGCAAAACGCACAGCAAGCTACTGCCGCCAAGGCTTTTGGCGGTTCACGCTACGGCGTCCAGCAGTCTCTGACAGATCAAGGCGCATTGGCGCAAGCCGCCAAGACTGCTGCTCAGATGCGACAGCAAGGCTATGGTCAAGCTGCGCAAATGGCTCAAGCGGCTCGCCAAATGGGTCTACAAGGTGCTCAGACCGTGCTCGGCCTTGGCGGTGCACGTCAGCAGTTTGCGCAACAGCAGTTGGATGCTGCACGCAATTTGGATTTGCAGAAACTTCAGATTGCGCAAGGCGCGTTAGGTTTGACGCCAGCCAATTTGGGTGGCACTACAAGCCAGCCTCTTTATCAAAATCCTGTATCTAATATTGCTGGATATGCAACGATTGCAAAAGCATTCGGACTTCTTTGAGGTAAATCATGGCTACAAATCCTTTTGATCTTGGCGGCTTGCTGTTTGGCGGTGGAGACAGCGGCCTCAATGAGTATCTGAACGAAACACAGCGCGAAGCAATTCAGCGTCAGGCACTGCTTCAGGCTGCTGGCGCGTTTCTCCAAGCTGGTGGCCCCAGCACGCAACGCATCAGCTTTGGACAGGCTTTGGGTGGCGCATTGCAGGCTGGGTCAAAGGGTTATGGCGAGGCACAGCAAAACGCCATCACTCAATTGCTGACTAAGCAGAAGATGGATGAGTACAAGATGGCGCAAGAGCAGCGCCGCAGGCTTGAGCAAATCTTTGGTGCGGCAGCTCCTGTAGCTGGTATGCCAATGACGCCACAGCAAGCCTTGGCAGTGCCTGGCGGTCAGGTTGGTCCTACTGCTGAACGCGCTGCCATGATTGGTCAAATGCCAGAGGGCGCCGCAGTGTCTCCAGAAGACATGCGTTATGAGCAGTTCATGAGGGCGGCTCAGTTATATGCAGCCTCAGATCCTGGCAAGGCCGAAGCCTACCAAAAGATGGCGATGTCAATCAAGCCACGCGAGGAAGTGACAGGCCAGCCATTTGAAGTGACTGGCGCTGATGGTTTGCCCGTCATGGTTCAGCAGTTCAAAGGCGGCAAGATCAAGACACTTGAAGGCTTTGGACCCAAACGCGAAGTGGTGTTGCAGAATGTTGATGGCCGAGTCATGGCGATTGACAAGAACGCCTTGAAGGGCGGCGAAGTCTATGGCACAGGCATCACGCCAGCAGAGCAAAAGCGTCTGGAGATGGAAGCCGCACGTCTTGGCATGGATGTTGAGCGCCTCAAGATGGAACGCCAACGCCTTGGCATGGAATCTCGCAGATTGAATATTTCAGAGCAAGAGTTCCAGCGCGGCCAATACGAGCGCATGGAGAACGAAGATGGCGTGTTCTATGTGCCCAAGGTTCCAGGCTTGCCTGCAATCCCTGTGTCGGGTCCTGGCGGTGCTCCTCTCAAAGGCAAGGCGCCGCCAAAGCCAACAGAGGGCGAGGCAAACGCCGCAGGCTTTGCTAGTCAGATGGAAAACTCAGAGGCCATCATCAAGGCATTGCCTGCTGGATCTCAGCCAGGCGCTGGCAGTGGAATTGCAGGATCAGTTCCTTTTATCGGTGATGTTACGAAGAGACTTGTGCAACCCGAAGCCACCCAGCAATATGAACAAGCAGCGCAGGCTTGGATTCGCGCCAAGCTGCGCAAAGAGTCTGGCGCTGCCATTGGTGTTGATGAGATGGCGCAGGAATATCGCACCTACTTCCCGCAAATAAATGACACGCCAGCCAACATCAAACAAAAAGCAGAGGCGCGCCGAATTGCCACGGAGGCCATGAAGAAATCTGCTGGCAGGTCCTACACGCCAAGTGGCGGTCTGAATTGGAATCCTGCAACACAACAATGGGAATGAGGTTCTGAGATGCCACAAACAGTCAATGTAATTGGTTATGGCCCTGTCACATTCCCTGATGGGATGTCCAAGGAGGAGATGGCTGCGGCTTTAAGGAAGTTGCCGCCAATACCTCAAGCAACGCCTGAAGCCGAGCCACAAGGTCCAAGCATGACTGATCAGCTTGGCCGTCAAGTGGGTTTGGCAACACGTCCAATGGCGCAAGCCGTGATGTCTGCTGGCGGCATGTTGCCTCTGGTGGTCGATCCTGCCGTGAACTTCTTCAACTTGGCCGCAGGCACTAACGTGCCGACAATGTCTCAGGCTATGCCTCGGACACTGACGGCCATGGGCTTCCCAGAGCCAGCCACAGCCACAGAGCGTGTGGTGCAAGATATGTCAACAGCAGGCTACGGCGTTGCCGGTGCTGCCAACTTGGCACAGCGTGCCCTGCCTGCGGTCACATCACAGACAGCGCAAGAGTTCCTCAAGATGCTGGCGACCAACCCACAGGCGCAGGCTGCGGCTGCCACTGCGGCCACCGCCGCTGGCGGCATGTTGCGTGAAGGCGGTGCAGGTCCATCCGCGCAGATGGGTGGTGCATTGCTGGCCGGTATGGTTGCGCCAGGCGGTCCAAAGCTGCCAATCACACAACGCGCCATTGCCGCACCCGCAACCGTGGTTCAGCCGTTCACTCAGGCTGGCCGTGAGGTGATTGTCGGTAACGTATTGCGCAAGCTGGCAACAGAGCCTGACTTGGCGGCTTCACGCTTGGCTCAGGCCGAGCCACTTGTGCCTGGTGTGCGCCCAACTACAGCCGCCACGGCATTTGATCCAGGCTTGGCTGGTTTGGAGACTTCACTGCGGTCTGCAACCTTTGACCCGTCAAACCTGTTTGGCGCCAGACTGTCTTCCAATCAGCAGGCTTTGCTTGACGCATTCCGCAGAATCTCTGGCAAGCCTGGCTCAGTGCCTGCGGCAGAGGCCAAGCGTACCGAAGTCACACGCCCAATGCGTGAAGAGGCGTTTGCTGGTGTCACGGTTGACCCTGTGACGTTCCAGAGTGGCGTCAACTTGGTTGTGAACAGGGCTATTGATAACGTCATGGCAAGCCCTGTTGGTGTGCGCATGGACGTTGAGAGCGCCATGAAGTGGGCGACTGAGCGTGTGGCAAAGGGAAAAACGCCAATGTCTTTGTATGAAGTTCGCAAGGATTTGGCTGACGCAGTTCAGGGCAAGTACAACCAGGAAAACCCAAGCCTGCGCCTTGCAAAAGGGCAATTGAAAGACGTGATCAAGGCTGTTGATGATGTGATTGACGCATCAGCGCCAGGCTTCAGAGCCTACATGGACAAGTATTCCAAGATGTCTGGCCCCATTGACCAGATGAAGATGCTGCAAGAGATTGAGCGCAAGGTCACGACAGGCCAGCCAAATCTGATGACTGGTGAGCCTGTGCTGGCCGCTGGAAGCCTGCGCCGCCAGTTGGCGAACAAGGCTGATGAGTTGGATCTGAAGCTGTCTATCCCCGCGCAAAAGCGCTTGGACAACATCATTGACGAGATCAATCGCGGCATGGCGTCAACAGCGCCAGGCGTGAGAGCACCAGGCTCCAACACTTTCCAAAACATGAGCATGGGCAATTTGATTGGCCGTGTCTTCTCTGAGTCGATGGCCGACAACACCACACTGCGCACCATGACAAGGCCTCTTGATTGGCTCTACAAGCTGCCAGATCAACAAGTTCAGCAGTTGCTGGTTGAGTCTATGCTGGACCCCAAGCTGGCCTCTGTGCTGATAAGCAAAGCCAACATGATGAAGGTTGAGCCGCTGGCTAAGTCATTGCGTCAGAAGGCTGAACAGCTTGGATTTGGCACCACCATTGGCGCTGCACAAGGCGTTGACGAGATGCCGCCAGAACTTCGATTCCCATTAGATTGAGATAACACCATGGCAACAATGCGCCCCACACCCCGCAATGAGTTCTTTGGCTTGTTGTCTGACGCCATGGCTGGCGGCTTGGAGTACATGCGCGACCCGCAAAGGACGCAACAGCTTCAAGGCTTGGCGGGATTGCTGGAGTCAACTGGCATTCCTAAGACAACAGAGCGCATGGCGTATGGCGAGCCACTAACCAACATTGGCCGCGCCAATGTGCCATTGCTCAAGCCTGAGACTGCTGATGCCCTGATGACTGTTGCGCCGTTTGCGCCAAAGGGCATGAAGATGATTCGCGCCACTGAGGGCTTGCCTGTTGGGATGAGTATTAAGGATGTGGGCAAAGGAATTAATGTCAGTCTTAATGAGGCAAGTAATTTTCTGTCAGCTAAATCTGAATTTGGTCAAGTTGGTGGAACGATTCGTCCACCAGATTGGTTTTCAGATAAGCCATATTTGCAAATCAACTATGCTGAAGTTGAGAAAGCAAGTCGTGGCAAAGGAAAAGGGAAAGAACTTTATCAGTCTCTGATTGATGAGGCGCAAGCTAGGGGTCTGAGAGTTTTTAGCGACTCCACAGTTGAAAAGCCAGCGGTCAATGTTTATAAGTCTCTTGAAAAAGGCGGGTATAAATTAAGAGATATGACAACAGGTAGCTTGGAAGATGGTGCGGTTTATGGCGCTGGAGCAAAAACCCCTGCATTTGAAATTTCATCAATGCCATCTATGCAAGCCCCACAACAAGCCGCCCTTGACCTTGCACAGCAAAAGCCTGGACTGCTTGAGATGACTCGCACACCAAGCGAAACAGAGATCAAGAAGATGTCACGCGAAGATCTACTAACTTGGCTACAAAACAATGATCCTAATGGTCAATATATGGACCCAACGCCAAATCCATCAGTTTCAATGTATCGCACTGGCAAAGGTTATGCCGTTGAAAATGCAGACTCTGGCGATGTCTTTGAGTTCAAGGACTTCAACGAAGCGCAAGATGAATTCAACAGCATGAGATTCTCTAATGCTGAATTTCAGCCCATGACGTTGAAAGAGGCTCAAGAGTCTGCCATCAACTACTTGCGAGAATCTGCGCAGCCAGCAGAAAGCGCCAAGGTGTTGCAATTCGGTAAAAAGCAAACTGGCTTGTTAGGACAATAA